TGTCTACGATCTATCCACTCACCAAGGTCCGACTGTGTTTCACGGTAAGTATCCCGCAGATAATTGATATCGGGTTCCTTGGAGACAAATAAAAGCTCCGGGTCTGAGGAATTATGCATGCGTAGCTTAATGTAGTTCTTTGTGCTTGACTCGTCAATCTAATATCCACCACCACCGGTACACCGTAGGCTGGATTGTGATATATGATCTGCTCCACTAATTAATAAATAGCGGATACAATCGATCTGATCCTTGAAGTGTTCGGTACGAGATTGCCCGCTATACTCAAGTAGCGAGGTAATAGTATTATCACATCTATCTGATACATAGAGCTTTGGGCAATTACCCGAAGTCATAGGCTCTGTATCATCCCATGATAACGCATCATTTATCTTAGCAATTCCAGCCTCGATATCCACACCAGGTGCGGGACGAAATACAAAGTTAAGGTTAGCCATTTGGTTGATGATGTTACTCTCCCCCTCTTTTGTCCGTACCGTGGCCGCACCCATACGCGGATCGACAATGCGTTCAAAGATATCTTCGCCATCCTCTAAATCCTCGAAGTGGTTACGGTAATCTTCGTAACCCCACCCAAGTGGACGCTGTGCGGGTCCAGGCTTACCTACACTCTTACCCAATGCATTTGTATGCGGTAAAGCCCATTGCCCCATCGTACTATCGGGGAACTCGCGGTAAATATATATCCGTCCATCCGGCATAACTCCCGCCCATATTGCCACCCACGGCTTGCTCCCGCCAGGGTCGCATACGAAATAGCGGGTGCAAGCCAAAGAAGGATCGGCAATGAAGGGGATCTTCTCATGTGGGACAATGTTCGTTTCGCGATTGAACTTTGGAAAACGCCCCTCCATTGCCTTGGACGGTATGCCATAGAGACGGGCCAACTTCACCTCTAATGGTTGTTTGGAGTATGTGCGAATCAACTCCTGTCCATCTATAAAAGGGGATTGATCTGTATGGAAATAGTATATCCTACAGTTCGGCCAATTCGCACAAATTTGTTCGGTTGGAACTTCGCGATCTAGTAGCTTTGAATACCTCGTACTAACCGTCTCTGCACCCTTGAGTAAACTATTGATCAATGGTGTCCAGCCTTGAAGGGTCGTAAAAGTAAGGATTAATCGTCCGTGGTAATCCACCGTTCTTCCGAGCAATGTATTGAATATACTTTCGGGAACCTCTTCATCTAGGTGAATTGCGTGTGCAGACCAGCCCTCGAATATTTGAGGGTCTGCCATATACTGCCTATAATTATTAAAGTATATCGTACTTCCACGCTCTGCACCCGGAGCAGTTGGAGGAAGAATTGCCTTAGCCGAGTTAAATCCATTCTTCTGATTGTATTGCAAGCTATGATTCTCACTCTTCTTCTTTGCACGCTTGTATCGGGCTGGTAAATTCTGCCAAATATACTTCTGTGCATCTGAGATCGAACGCTCCTCGGTGACATGCATCGAACGAATCTCAGCTTCGGGAATAGATTGGGCTAAGTGTACCAGCATTCGAGAAGCGAACATCGTTTTGGAACTCCGGTTTCCGCCGAGACAGACATGAATCTTTGTATCCTTCCAATTATCCATCACCCTACGCCAACCAGGTAGTGTCCAACCCCATTGGATCGGGTCTTCAATCTCACTATTAGGCTGGTCGATGAGTAAACGACTAAGCATCTCTGCACGATCCTGTGGAAGTGCGTCCACCTCCTCATTGGATAATGCACACTCTAACTCGCCCTTGTTAAACCGCAGATCATCTGTCCACGGAATACCAAAGTTCGCGTCTATCTCATCTGCGTAGGTGAACTTAGGCATTGAACTTCCTCAACTTATCCTGGTCCAACGCATAGCCCACGCCATGACCAAGGTCTTTCTTATTCTCATCCTTGATTAAATCCTTCTTCCATGCCCACCCCTTGAAATCCAAGGAGTTTCCATCCACCACGCATAGCACATATACATCCACATCAGGGTTTACCTTGAGTGTACTGAGTAGCCTCGCACCCTTGTGCTTGGATGCCTTTACATCATAACGCTTTCCACTCGCCATAACCCCATCCGCAGACCCGCTCCTTGGAGTAAGACCAAGATCGGGAAATACATTCATCTGCTTGGCAAATCCATACTCTGCCATCATGCCCATCACATCCGCTTCCGCGCCATCGTGGTTTCCCATCTTCGCATCTCGCACCCCGTTACCACGGGCAATAAGACTACGCATCCGTCCAACCATTTGGCAGACCTGTACCTCATCGGGCTGGAGCTTAATTACCATCTTTTACGAACACACCATCAACCATCTTGCCTTTTCGATCCTTGATATCCCGATATGCGGTGAGCAAACAGTCCTCTAGTGTGACATTATTTCGGGTACATATATTAATTAATATGACCAATATATCCCCGATATCATCAAGCATACATTCATCCTTACAAACCGAGTCACTCAGTTCGCCAAGTTCTTGCATTAATTTCAATACCTGTGACTTATCTGTGGAACCCTTAATTAGATTCCTATCGATATGCCATTGCTCAACTTTGCATATTAACTCTTCCATAAATTATCCTCTCGCTTGTATCTCCATCCCTATGATGATCGCGTCTTCGAGCGTTTGGCACGGGATTTCTTCTTTACCAATTGCCCATCCCTCTTGATCCGTTCCAATGCCTCTTGGGATAATTTCGAGCATGGGGGACCCAACTTTCTCAAGTCGCACCGTGGTAATTCTTGTACTGATTCGGGAATCGCTCTTCCGTACTTTTTCCAAAAGATCGGATTCCAACCCAATGGTACTCGCTGACTCACTTGTCATCTTTGAGCTTTTTAATCTCCGCCTTTAAATCTGCGATCTCTTCGCGGAGTTCCTGGTTAACCTTGATTAAACGACTCACCCATTGCGGCCAACTCTCCATAGATTTACCTGTAGCCTTATATATATTCATTCTTCTTCCTCCTCCTCTAGTTCTATATCCCATTCAAATTCAAAAACTTCCTCCTCTAACCATTCATTAATTCCCTCCATGACTGACTTTGAGATAGTAAGTTCATCAAGATCACACTCTGCGTCCCAACGATTTAAAAGCACCTTGGCTTCGTGCCTAATCTGATCTGTTGGGTCTTGCATAATTCATAAAGTCCGAAACCGTGTTACCGATGGGCATTTGTCGCGGAGTGGTTGAGCGAGTAATCAAAATATTTCCATCCCTATCCTTGAGGTTCTTACCCGATTTATCCCTATAAGTTCTGAGTAATTGATTATTCCCCCAAAACTGATGCCATCCATTATTGACCTCTTCCCTAGTTGGCCAATTAGCAAAGAAGTGATCCCAATCAGATACCTCAAATGTATCATCGTTTTGCATTATAAAAACAGAGCTACCCCTCCCGCCGAGTGACGCGGAGGTGTCCCATACGGTTTCTGTTGTCCTGGCGCGGTAATACCGCCCACCGAAAGGTAGCCCTTAAAGTTGTTCATTTATCCGTGTTAAAGTCATTGGTATCTGCACGACAAATTAAGTTGTTTATTAAAAATGCAGATAATGATTAGCAAATTACTCATCTTGATATGCCTCATTCATCTTCCTCCATAAAGTCTTCCACGCTAATTCTGCGGTTTGTGGGACGACTCCGTTGCCCAGGAGCCTAAGTCTGTCCACCCGATGGGTAAGCCCATCAACTGCTCCACCCAATTCGGATTGAGCTTCGGTGACCCTTGGTTCTTCCCACTCGTACTGCTCTTCTCCGGGGCGGGCGGGCCATCGTGTATCTTCGCTTCCTCCGCCAATATCTTGCCCCCCGTTCCGGGCTTGCGACTGCCGGGGTTCCCGGCTCGCGGAGTAGGCCAAGATGAACACTCGGATGCGTTGGTGAGGCGCGCCTGTTTCCTCCGCTGAGAACAGTCCCCACTCCGTTCGGTAACCATCTTCTTCCAAATCGGACAGGACTCGCCATAGCCCCATCGTGGTGTGGCCTCGGACATTTTCAAAGAAGCACCAAACAGGTCTAATTGCCCGGACATGTTCTCGGATGTATGGCCATAAGTGCCTTGGGTCTTCTTCGCCTTTTCGCTTCCCCGCACTACTGAACGGTTGACAGGGATATCCTCCAATGAGTCCGTGAATTTTTCCTCGAAAGATTCTTGCTGGGAAGGTTTTAAGATCCGAGTAGATAGGGGCGTTATCCATCCGCCCTTCTTCAATCTTCGCAACCAAGTTTGCTTGGACGAAGGCTTCGATCTCCACATTGCAGACTGTTCTAACATCCACGCCCGCTCTTCTAATCCCATCCTCAATCCCTCCGTATCCGGTACAAAAGCTGATAATGTTTTGGGTACTATCCACATCTATACGATCTCCCATACCCCGTGATCCTCACCTCTTACTCTTATCTCATCCCCGATATAATACTTACCAGGTTTGCAACGAACCTTACCATGTGTCCCATCACGGAACTCTATTAACCGTAAAAATTTATTCTGTGGAATAGCATAGACCTTAGCCATACGAGCCTCTCCAACCTCTTCCCTGACCACAACCCTAGGCTTCTTCGCCTCCTCGATCATAGCGTCAACCTCAGCAATCTCTTCCTCTACAACCTTCTCGCCATTCAATTCACGCAACTTGCGCTCCATCTTGTACGATATTCGGTTTCCATGAACACATGTACGCATAGTACTACGCTTAATTCCCATCATCTTGGAAAATTCATCCCGACTAATTCCAACCTTTCTCAAGATTGCCATGCACTCCTTACCACCCATTCGTTCCGCCATAACTCCCTTTTGTAGTTTTTTGTAGCCTAGTCAAATAAAATAATATAAAAACTGCTACATGCCGAAAGGAATGCCCAAGAAACTCAAACCCTTTAACGATAAATTAAAGGATAAAGTATTA